TTTAGTAGACTGGACACCTGCTGCTACGAATCAGGCAGGTAGTTTACGTCTGTCACAGGGTTCAAAGATCGTAACAGGCGCAAACTCACGTCAGGCGGTACTAATTTGGACAGATGCCGCGTTATACAGTTTGCAGTATGTTGGTGCGCCCATAGTATGGGGGGCTAATCTTGTTGGTGAAAACATATCTATAGCCTCTAAAAACGCTGTGGCGTATGCAAATGGTATAGCCTACTGGATGGGTACAGATAAGTTTTATAGGTATGATGGTAGGACAGAAACACTAAAGTGTGACCTACGTCGCTATGTGTTTAATGACTTTAATGAAGATCAGTACGAGCAGGTGTTTGCAGGCACAAACGAGTCGTTTAACGAGATATGGTGGTTCTATTGTGCAACAGGATCAACCGTGCCAGACAGGTATATAATATATAATTATTCTGAAAACGTGTGGTATTTTGGCAACTTAACACGTACAGCGTGGGTAGATTCAGGAGCAAGAGATCATCCACTTGCAGCGACTACATCAGGTAAATTAGTGGAGCATGAGCAGGGGCTAGATGATAACGAGACAGGCACACCTGCAGCGATAACTGCGTTTATAACGTCTGCGGACTTCGATCTTGACGATGGGCATAGGTTGTTCTTAGTAAACAGAATCATGCCTGATGTGACTTTTGATGGCTCTACCATAGATAATCCATCTGTTACGCTGACATTAGACCCGCTAACGAACTCTGGGTCAGGTATCAAGTCCACCCCGTCTGAAGGTGGAAACAGTAGTGGTACAGTAACACGTTCTGCTACGTCGCCCGTAGAAGCGTTTACCAGTCAACTTGATGTACGTGTTAGAGGACGACAGCTTAATTTAAAGATACAATCCAACGCTACAGGGGTGCAATGGCAGCTTGGCTCTCCTAGGTTGGATATGCGACCTGATGGGAGGCGTTGATGAGTATAGATTTAACAGATTATGACGTGCTTTTTCGCGCTCCTGCGTTACCACTACCGAGGGCAGAATACAGTAGAGAAGAAGCTATGAAGCTAAATGATGCGTTACGTCTGTATTTTAACCAAATAGACGAGCAGTTTAGGAAGAATACGTTGAAAGAACAATCAGATGCACAGGCGTGGTTTATTAGCTAATGGCAAATAACTATAAAAACTCTAAAGTAGACCTCACAAGCACCAGTATAACGACGTTGTATACATGTCCTGCAAGCACTACAGCTATTATGAAGTCTATATTGGTATCTGAGGACTCAGGTAACGCTGACACGATAACATTGACCATAACAAGTGGGTCAGACGTATTTAGCCTATATAAAGTAAAAGCTGTAGGTGCAAATGGTACAGTAGAGCTACTAACAGCCCCTCTCGTTGTGCAAGCGTCAGAGATACTAAAGGTAACAGCAGCAACAGCAAACAGACTACACGTGGTAGCAAGTTATCTGGAGATTACATAGTGGAGTTAAAAGACAGCAAAAAAGAGAAACTAAGCTATAACCAAGTATTGTTTGGTTCTATAGTTAATCTTAAGAGTTCAGGGCAAATACCAGAAAATATCACTATGCAACAAGCTGTGGCTACGATTCTTAAAGAGATAGAAGGTAAAAATGTGCAAACTGTGCAGATAGGCAATAGCATATTTGTAGGTGCGTTTACCCCTGAAAAAAATAACATGTATATTAGGCTGTATAACATGGACGTGGGACGTAATGTTTTGGATAATATGTATAAATATGTAGCATTTTTGCAAAAAAAGGGGATTGCTTTTGCTAGCGCACAAATAAGGAATGAAAAATTACTACCAGGGTTACGTGTGTTAAAGAAAAAACTGGAAGAAAAAGATACAAAGTTAGAGGTTGTAGAGTTAGAAAATATAGATGGGCATGCTATGTTTATTAAGTTTGGAAAAGAACCTCTTATGAAGGCTGCGTAATGGTAAATTTTATACAAGAAGTAGGGGATAGAATTGGTGATGCAATTAGACCTGTTGCGGATGCAGCTGCTGATGTGTTACGTCCTGTAGGCGAAGCTATATTGAGAAGTGACGAGGTAAGAACTGTTGTAAATGTAGCAGCGGTGGCAACAGGTAACTCATGGGCTGTCCCTATTATAAACGGTGCAAAGGATATAGATAATGGGGCTGATCCTGAAGATGTATTTAAAAATATTGCTATACAAACCGTGACCGCAGGAGTAGCAGATGCTGTAGGTGAGGTAGCTTCAGCAGCTTTGACTGACCAAATAGGTTCTACTATGGCTAACTTTGTGGCTGATACAGGTGTGAATGTAGTAACAAACGGTGGTGACATAGGTGCTGCTGTTTTTGATGCAGGGTTAAAAGGCTCTAAAATTGTTTCTAATACAACCAACACCATAGTGGACTCTTTGGGCATAGATACTTCTACTGATCTGGGTAAGTCATTAGATAAGTCTTTAAAAACAGGGATATCAGCAGAAATTATGGGCGAAGACGGTGTAAAGGCTGCATCTATAGCTGCCATATCAGACACAATTATTAAACCTGTGTTAGCAAAAGGAGAAGATCTAACCCCTGAAGCTCTTGGAGATGTATCTAAACTTGTTTCTACAGCGTTGGTTGCGGGTGCAAAAGGTGAGAATGTCTATGATGCTATAAACCAAGAGCTGGGCAACACAGCTACAGCTGACTTACGCGACCTTGTAAAGACAAAAGTCAAAGACTTCATAGACCCTGTAGAAGAACTGCCTATGGATACAGGAGAGTTCTTAACTGAAGCAGTGTTACCTGACAAAGAAATACTAGATAAAATATCAGGCACTACAGGTATAGAATTAGGTAAACCTTCTGACATCGCTAGATTGATAGATGAGTATAAAAAAAGAACAGGTACAGGTGTTATAGAGGAAGATTTACCGTATTCACCTCAAAACTTAGAATCTGACTTTATCTCAGACGAGGTAAGAAAAGAGATATTAAGAAATACAGGTATAGGATTAGGCAGGTCTTCTGATATAGCTAAACTTATATCTGATTATGAAAAAAGAGTAGCTCCTACTAGCTCTTTATCGGAAAAAGAAATATTAGATGACCCAAAAACTTTTAAAGGTCCTACAGGAGCAGGTATAGGACCTGAAGTAACAGATGAAGATTATCAGAGTCAATTAGCAGGTATATTAGGAAAAGGAGATGAAAAGGCAGATGCAGCTTCATTAAGAAAACAAGCTCTTTTAGCCCCATATAAACAGTTACTTAGTGATTTTGGGTTAAATTTTACTTCAGGAGGTTTAGAAGAATTAGCCTTATCCGCAGGAGGCACGGGTAGGGGGTTAGACGAGTTTTCGGAGTTTTTAGACAGAACCTATGGAGTCACAGGGTCTAAACCACTAGCTCTAGCACTTGGTGCTACTGAAGTCATAGAAGGTTTAACGGGATATGATGTTAATCCCATAGATAAAACCAAGTTTTCTCAAAGAACATATTTTAAAAAGCTATCAGACCCAATTAAAACCTATTTAATGGGTAAATCTGAAAATATGAAAGAGGGCATAAGTGAAGAGATGACAGAGCGGCAAAAGTTAGCTGCTCCTGACCCTGATACCACATTAGAACAAGTTCTTAGAGGAGAAGCAAAAGATGTTGCGGGTAGACCTTTTGGGTTTGGTGACCCTCTTGCTACATTTATGAGTGCTGCTCAAGATCTACCCGACATACTATCAGATGTTGTTCTTGTAGCTATAAACCCCATAATAGGAGGGACAGCAGCATTGGGATTGAGCGGTACGTCTGCATACGAGGACGCTGCTCAAGAGATTGAAGCTAAAATAGATGCAGCTCGTGATAGTGGAGAACTTCAAAAGACAGACGCATATAAGTTATTGGTAGAAAAAAATGGTGGAGATGAAGAAAAAGCGTACGAGCAGTTGCAGGATAAAGCTCAAGACTATGCAAAAGTAGCAGGGACGGTTGGGGGTATAGCAGACGCAGTATTCGGTAAGCTCGCAATTACTTCAGGAATTAAAAATAAAGCAGGTAAAATTCCGTCTGCTTTTTCTAAAATAATTGGAGGGGCAGGGACAGAGTTTACCACAGAGTACAACGAGAAGAAATTAGCTAATCTTGGTACAAAGTTCTTGGGGACAGATCCTACAGAAGGGGCAGCTGCTGAAGGACTTTCGGCAGCGGTTGCAGGAGGCACTGGGTCGTCTATTACAGCAACTGCTGATTTAGTCAGTAAAGATATATCTTCTGCAGATAAAGAAGCTTGGATACGCACCATAATAGGTGAAGCCGCAGGAGAGTCTGATGAGGGACAGGCAGCAGTGGCTCATACTATACTAAACAGATTTAAAGATGGTAATTTTGGTGATTCTTTAAAAAAGGTTGTAGAAGC